TCTATACGAGTACCTAACGTACTACCAGTCGTTGATAGATTCGTTGTAAGCGTATCTATACGAGTACCTAACGTACTACCAGTCGTTGATAGATTCGTTGTAAGCGTATCTATACGAGTACCTAACGATACTCCAGTCGAAGTTAGATTACTTATTGTGCTAAATTTATTATCTGCAACTCCACTATAAACTTGAATGTCTTGTACAGAAGCAATATCTGGTAAAGTTGAAAGGTCACTATTTCTGGTACTAATTCCAAATTTAAAATTTTTACTATGATCAAAACCAATAATTGGACCACTATCATTTATTCCTGTTAAACCACTTCCAGTAACAAAGAAAATTCCACCATCTACTGCGCCACCAGTAAGATTTAAAAGTAAATATGGACTTTGAACGCTAAAATTATTTGTGCTTACAACTGTTTGAGTTCCAGTAACAAAAAGATTATTAATATAAACATTATCTCTAAAAGTTTTTACTCCACCAATGTTTTGATTTCCATAAAGTAAAACTGAACTGCCACTAAGTGAATTTATCTTATTATCTAAGGTACTTCCTGTGGTTGTTAAATTATTTGATATTGTAATATCTTGAGTATTAATATATCCACTTAGGTTATTTATTTTAGTATCTAAAATATTTCCTGTGTTATAAAGATTAGTAGATATACTATTATCTTGAGCATTAACATATCCACTTAAGTCATTAATTCTTGTATTTAATGTAGAACCTGTGTTGGCAAGATTTGAGATAGTAGCATAAGTGTTACTTAAATTATTGATATTTGTTTGTAAAGTTGAACCAGTAAAAGCGAGATTAGTTATAGTAGCATATGTATTTACTACATCTCCAGTGTAACCAGTAAATGTAGATCTTACTACGACTGGATCTCCACTAATTTTTATTGATTCTTCTGTAATTATTATTGAATTTAAACCAATTTTAATTCCGCTAGCAAAAAATCCACTATTAGTTACTTTTAAATTTCCAGCTACTTCTAGTTTTTCAGATGGAGAAATTGTGCCAATGCCAACTTTACCATCATTTTTTATTCTTAATCTTTCTGTTCCATCAGAAAAATTTTCAGAAGTAAAAAATTTTATATCTCCAGCTTGCCAGTTATATTGTTCAAAATCATTATTTTGTATTCCAAAAAATACTCCTTTATTAGCTCCGCTATGATTTAAAATTTCTAACCATGTGTTATTATCATTTGATTGAACACTCAATGTATATAGATAATTTGAATCTACTATAGTATCACCAATTGCTAAACGACCACTTTTAATTTGATTTCCAGTTGTATAAAGAATTGTAGTTGGTAAAGAAGCAGCTTCACCACTTAAAAGAACACCAGTACCATTTACAGTAGGACGATTGATAAATTGTCCATTAGATTTTGTAACATAATTTCCAGTAATAGTTCCGCTTAATGAATTTATATTAGAATTTAAAGTACTTCCAGTTGAATTTAAATTACTTATTGTGGCGTAAGTAGATGATGCAGAATTTGTTGTGAGATAATTGCCAGTTAAAGTTCCGCTTAATGAAGATATTTTATTTTCTAAATTTGAACCAGTTAATGCAAGATTAGATGTTGTAGCATAATTAGATAAATTAACTCCAGTTATGAATCCACTAGGATTAGTAATAGAATAATATCTAAGGTCAAATTGTCCTGTATTTACAACACCAGTTGGTCCTTGTGGACCTATTGCTCCGCTTGGTCCAATTACCCCACTTGGTCCTTGAATTCCAGCTGGACCTTGAGGGCCGGGGATCGAAACATTTGTTGCTAATGCTTGCGTTGGAGATGTTACATCAACGCTTATTGGGTCTGGCAAAACAACATTAACGTTTATGTCTGCCATAAAATTATCTCGTTACTTCTGGTAAAATAGAAATTTTTCCTCGCATTAATTTGATGCTATTGCCCGTAGGAATTCCAGATGGAAATCTTTCTATATCATATACCCAATCTCCTACTGGAATATCTTGCGATATATAAGAGTCTACGCTAATTGAAGAGGCATTGCCGCTATAATTTGTAATAAGTGGATTTAAATTTAATAAAATTCCAGTTGCACCATAACTTGATCTAACTTGACCTCTTACATCATATCCACTAAAACTAATTGCTGTTCCAGAAGAACTTGTAACATTTAAACTTAATTGAAGATAATCGCCTTGATAACCAGTGAAATTATAAAATGTAGCCATATAAAATATTACACGGCTACACTTTTATAGCGAATTAATTTTTAAATTTTATCTTCCTTCTGAAAGAATATCTTTTGATTTCTTAGAAAGTTTTCCTACATTATCAATATTTGGTCTTGCTGTGTACAAAGAGATATGTTTTTTAAATTCTGTTTTTAATCTTTTTACAAGAGTTTCTCTGTTGTCAATTGGAACAAGGCCAATTTTAATTGCGTGAGCTTGCAAATCACTTTTATTTAAATCCGCAAGATATTGGCTATATTTTTCTGGATCTAATGTTCCATACTTTCTTTTACCATCATCTCCCCAAATTTGATCCAATGTAATTGGTCTATTTTCTACTTTACCATGAGTTTGGCTAAGTTCATCTAATTTTAATTTTTTACGTGGCATAATATATTAATCTCCTGTTATATTATTATAATGATTAAATCTAGTAATGTCTAAAAAAAAGAAAAACCCGAGGGGATTATCCCTCGGGCTTTTCAATTTTTATCCTAATTATTATTAGGCGTTGCTTACTGTTAGACCGTACATTGCACGAGAATCGATGCAAACACGACCTTCTTCTAGGAAGCCATAGAAACCAATTTTCTCAGAACGAGAAACAAATTGATCATCAGGAAGAGCGGTGAATGTTCCACCGGATTCTGCTTGACGAGCAACTGGACGAACAAATGCGTCCTTGGTGAGATCCAAACCGATAACGAGTTCATCGGTTGTTGAATCCCATGTTCCACCACTATAAAAGTCATTAAATAGTGTTTGGTATTTTTGGCCTTCACCTAGTTCAATCAATTCATGAATTGAGATTCCATAAATTTCTTGAGCACCAGCGTTACTATAGATTCCTTCGCGGACGCTATCTGGCAAGTTGGTGTTAGAAGTAGTGATTGGCTGATAAGCAAATGCACGAATATCTTCTTTAACTTCTGGACTAACGAATAGATCGGTTAATCCGTAAGCATCAGTTGTAGAACCACCAGCATAGGAGGTATTAACTCTTTTTACTGAAGTTACTAATGCATTAAGCATTGAGAGTTGGAAGGTAGAATCTGCTCCACCAGCTTTCTCAAGAACTCTGCCTGAAGAGCCTAGAGCTTTTAGAACTACTGCCCAAGCATTACGTTCTTGTTTGATAAGAACTTCATTGGCCATACGTTCTACTGCTTTGCTTACTACGTCGAGACGACCACGACGAGCATAGCGTTTTAGGAAGCTTACAGCGCTATCTAAACGATAGGTGGAAACTTTCATTTCACTGAAGCCTTCTACTGTTGCGGTAGGAAGACCACCTGCTACAGTTTGACTCCATGTGGAAACATATCCTTCTCCTTCACCAGCAAATAAATCTAGTGGGATTGAGGGACTATCATCTTCGTCAAATGGAAGATCAGTATAAACAGCAGAAGCTGTACCTGCTTGCATTAGGACTTTGTTTACAACTGGTCCTAGGAAAGCTGCAAAAGCTTCGCCAGCTTCTCTAGCTACATTGCCATCTCTACTGGCCATAGCTTTGATAAGCTCAACTTGTTCTGGGGTATTTTTTAATCTTAATTTCATTTTAAATTTTCTCCTTTATAAGATTACAGCTCGATCTTGAGAAGAGCAACGTTGTTAACGGCTGTTCCGAGCCATGTTCCAACTTTAACTGCTCCACCTGCTGGTAAAGTAGCTGAAGAATTTAGATCGCCAGCTGTTGCACCGACCCAAGCAACATGTCCTGCTGTAGCGTTTGTGCCGCTATAAAGAACAAGTCCTTTTGTGAGTACTGGTACTGCTTGTCCACTGATTACTACATTCATTTCAGCAGCTTTACGTGGATTGAAAACTAGTTTTTCGCCGTTTTCATCAAGTTCGCGAACATCTAGGAGGGTTAAACCTAAAACAGAGCTACCAGAAGTAGCTAAACTTATTTTTGGTGTTACTCCGTATCTTTCGGAAACTGTATTGTCATAGGAAGCGCCTACGCTGCCTAGCATTGTGTTTGGGGTAGAGTTCAAAGCTGTTCCGGGATTAAATCCGGGAGCTTGAACTTTTACTACTGCACCTTTGGTGAGAACTACTGAAGTAGTTTCAGCATTTCCACTAAAAGCGAATAGATTTACAACGTCATTCTCGTTGTATTGTCTTAATGGTCTTAAATTATGTGCCATATTTTCTCCTTATTTTTTTGTTAATTCAAATCCATCAAAACCGAAAGCTGAAGCGTATTTTTCTTTTACGCTAGGCTGTGCGGCTGGTGCTGAATTTGGAATTTCGATTGAAGCTTTTGCGCCGTTATCAACAGCTTGTTCAACAACTTCCTGAGTTGTTGCTTGGACTGGTGTTTCAGATGCTTTGGTTTCTGCTGATTTCTCGGCTTTTTCTTTTTGCATCTTGTCGGACATAGCTTTTTTGTAAGACTTTTTCTTTTCTTTCATAAGAACAGCAAGGGTTTCCTTGTGATCTTCGAAAGATTTTTCGTCGAGATCTTTTATTGCTTTGGCAATAACTTTACGATCTTCGTCTTCAAGATCGTATTCCTCGTCGAAAGAAGCCATTCTCATATTGAAAGTTTCTTCTTTAGCTTTTGCTTCTTTTTCAGCTTCTAGAGAAGCAAGTTTTTGTGATAGTTCTTCAACTTGTTTTTTAACTGCTTCGTGCTCTGCAGTTACTGTAGAAATTTTTTCATTAGCAGCTTTTAATTCATTTTCTTTTTCTGCTTTTTCAGAAACGAATTGATCGCTAGCTTTTTTAAGCTCTTCTGAAATAAATTCAGCAACAGAACTAGCTGTTACTTCTTTCAAAAGGGCGTCTGTAATATCTTCAATTTTGGTTATTTTCATATATATCCTCTCTTTTTTTACATTTAATTCTTCTTCATGGGAAGTATTATTTTCAGAAGCCTCAGAGGATTCAATGATCTTGTCCTCTGTTTTTTCTGTATTTTCTGACGTTACTGAGCCAGTATCTTCACTATCTTCTGAACTTTTATTATCTTTAAGTTGAAGTACTGCTGGCTTCTCTTCTGGAGTAACCACTCCTTGTACATCTGCAGCTGGATTTAGAGTAAAACCTACTCCTAATGGTACAACTTTTCCTAATACTTGTCTATATATTGATTTATCATTATCAATTTTACCATTACCACCAAATCCTCTTAAATTATTTTTTAATTTATCAATTTGTTGCGCATCAGATACAACCATTCCATTTTCAATATTTTTCTCACCATTATCTAATACAATAATATTAAAATCATTAAATCCAAGTTCCCAACTAGCAGAAATACTCATATAATTTTCACTTGTTGGATCATTGCTTTCTTCAATTTGATCTGCAAGATCACGATCTACCACTTTCCAAATAACTCCTCCAAGAGTAATATTAAATGGAGTTTTCATTGATTTAACATCTATTTCTGCTAAACTTTCATTAGATCCAAATTTACTAAAACTAGCAGATACTATGCAACCAATAACTTGTTTACGATTATGTTCTATATTTATTGGCTTATTAACAAAATTTTTAGCAATTTTTGCTGCTGTTTCGCCATCAATTACGTCGCCATTTTTATTTACTCTATTAACAACACAAGCATCAAAAGCTACAGGAAGAAGATCAACATTATCATCTGTATTTATCTCTGGTAAAAATTTTTTTAATTTATCAAGAGAAGCAACTGAAAGATATTTATCTTTTTCTTCACTTACTACTGGGCGAATTTTAATATTTGCAAATGTTGTTTCAAATTTTTGTTTTTTCATAATTTAAATATTATCTAAACCATATATTACACTATCTTCTTCATCATCGAGATATAATTCATCAGCATTTAAAAAATCAAAATCTTCTAATTGATAATTTTTAATATCTTCTTCTGCTTGAGCAAAATCTTCATCGTCTGGTTCAAAATTAATTTCTACTTCATAGTTAGAAACTGAAGCTCTTGCAATATCGCTGTCAGCTTTTTTATAAGAATCTTTTACTTTACCACCGCGCACCATTTTTAAAAACATATTTACGCGTGCCATAGCCCAGCCACCACGAGTCATTCCGGGTCTATGAGAAGAAGAAAATGCGCCTGCTCCACGACGATATACTTTTTTTAATTGACCTAAAGTTACTTTCTTTTTATTTTTAGAATTATGTTCTTTAACTTTATTTTTAAGTGCCTCAATTACCTTTTTAGAAAATTCAATTGCTTTATCACTTTTTGTTCCTGCACTTCCGGGTTTATTACGAGATGATCCTTTGCGTCTTTCAGAAGGTTTTGATGGTGTTTGAGCAGCGGATTTTGGTCCTTTTCTTTCGGCATTTGACTCAAAACCATATTGTTCAGAATTATAATTCATTCTATATATTATACACTTACAGAAGAGGATATTTTAAATTAATTTTAATTATTTCTTATATAATTCTTTAGTAATATCATCAACAGAGCCCATGGTTGGTGTTTCTGGATATTTTGTTGGTAATTCTCTACTATCTAAATTTGGTTCTGAACAACCTATTAGTAATAATGGCAATATTAATATTAACTTTCTCACGAATACTATTACACTTTTAATGATTCTTCTATTATCTTAGCTTCTGCATCTCGTCTGCGACTCATTCCTTTTTCTATACTTCCACCAATCCATATTCTTTTCATGTTTCTTATTTGGTTGGCTATAAATGTGAGAGCTTTTTGATCATAATTAGATACTAATTTCATACCATCTCTTATCAATTTCATTTCGCGGCGACGATCTCCTTCTAATGCATTTCCTCTATTAAATACAAGACTAACTAATCCACCTTTTGCATCTTCTGGAAGATTATCAAAATTAGGAAAAGTTTGGCGCGTTAAATTATAGAATTTACTTACTGTTTTATTATTAAATACTTTAAGTGCAAGATTCCAAGGAATAACTATATCCCTTAATCCTCTTATAAGATTCTTGGCATTGTATCCTTTGATTCCAACTACTTTATATAATCTATCAAAAGTTTCTTTAGGAAGATCTTTCCAATCTTCGCTAAATTCTGTTTTATTTACATAACCTAAATCATAACCAACACCAATTGTAACTCCGCTTTGACCTTCTGGCCAAGTTGGATTTTTTAAAAATTTATTATAGTAGCTTTCTCCACCGCCAACTTCGAATTCAAGAATAAGATCTAAAGATTTTTTTGAGAGCATAATTAATAAATTAAATACCGTAAATTAAATATTTGTTATTTAAATAAGTCTCTATTTGTTCAATTTCAAATGTAGAGAGCGCTTTATTATAAAATAAAATTTCATAAACATACATTTCAGTAGATGCTTCTGCGTTATATCCAGTTCCCTCGCTAAATGGAGAGGCTCCTATAAAAACTGAAGCATCATTAGCTTGGTCTATTCCAACGTCATTCTCGCCTGTGGCTACTTCCTCTCCATTATATCTAAGTAATCCAAATGTATTAGAAGAATATTGAGAAACAATAAGTCTTTTTACGTTTACGTTATCTCCAGTTCCTGTATCGTATTCAATAGACGTATCGAAGTTGTTTTTAGATTCAAGGCTATAAATGATTCCGCCGTTCATCAATATTTGATATTTTCTTCGTTTATTGAAATTATAAGATTTGCTAAATACAGCTGAATTATTTGCCCCAGCTCGAATTACTGTAAATAATGTATAAGGTGTTGTGAAATTTAAACTGGAACTTGGAAGAGCTAATATAGACGCATTACGATCGCTATAAGTGCTGTTGGCTGTAAATAATACTGCTCCATTAGAAAATTTTGGAAATCCAGTACTTGCTATGCTTTTTGTAAAATTTTTAGAATGACCGCTCTGATCTTTCCATTCTATTACATTCTGACCATCAAGAATAACTCCAGCATCAGATTTAAGCCATAATTGCAAAATAGTTGATTGAGCGGTTAATTTTCCAAGATTATATCTTTGTATAATTGCTCCAGAATTTACTGATCTTGACGTATTGTCTACAGAATCAACATAAACTATGAAAATTGTGCTATCTGGATTAATAACAACATTTGTTGCATCTGCGCCAGCTACCGTTTTCCAACCCGCACCAATACCTGTTTTACGATAATATATTACATTATTTATATATAATAAATCTGCTGTTGAAGTCGATGTTCCTCCTACAAAATCTCCAATATTAAAAACTGTACTTATTGTATTTACTGTTCCACTTTTAAATATATAAAAGTTATTCCGTGGGTTAGTATTATAATTAAATAAACTAGTTAGATTTTCTTTTTTAATAGAAATTTTATTAGTGTTAAGTAAGCTAGAATTACCTTGTAATTTACCCATTTTATTTAATTATTTATTTTATCTATGGTCTTGTCTAGTATATTATCTTGAGGTACTTTTTCTTTTAACCAACTATTCAAAACTCCAAAATAAACAAGATGTTCACTATCAATAATATATAATTCATTACCAAAATTATCTTTATAAGGTTTAATACCAGAATCAATTTTTAATTCTATTGCTTTTTCTTTTTTGAATTTGATCTTATACATACTAATAAGATTATTATATCGTTCGCGCGCCTGCGATGTAATTAACGCATCATCTCCAATAAAAGAAATTAATCCACCATTATCTTTTTGATATTGCTTTGGAGTAGTTGCATCATATGAAGATTTATCATCTTCTATTTTGTTTGGGGTTACAGTAGCGCAACCAATTAAAAGAAAATTAAGAGCTAATACGCTTGCGAATTTCTTCAAGATCTTTCTCCTGTACTGCTTTTTCTATTTCACTTTGATGATTAACTTCTTTTTGAGCTTCTTGGCGCTCTTTCATTTCTTTTGTATTCTTAGCGCCGAATACGTTATTGATTGCTGCGAATATTCCAGATACTGCTGAGAGTAGTGCTGTTAATATTCCAGTTGGCATGACTACTCTACGTAACTTGCTGTAGCATCTTTACATCCAGATGCAATAGCGTTAAGTACCTTTACTGCAAGAGCACCATTTCCATCTAGTCTACTAAATTGTTGAGCATACAGATCTTTAATTACGGTAACATAATTTGCCCAATGAGTTTTTTCTGCTGGAAGATAATCATTAAGAGCTTTTTGAAGTTGAGCTGGAGTTGGGGTAGTTCCAGCTGTTAATCCTTCTACAATAGCTGCAACATGATTAATCATCTTGGCTTTTTCAATTCGATCATCTCCAGAAGTGGCTTGATCAAGAACAACAGTACAAGCTAATACAACTGCAGGCTTAACATAAGGAAGAGTATTTTCAACGCTTGTTGCAACATCAACTTTTCCAGTATTAGTTGTGGCGCAAGCACCAAGAAATATGCTCAAAAGAGCAACTGCGGCTAATTGTAATTTATTCATATGTTTTCTCCAGTTCTTTTTTCTGCTTCAATTGTTTGACCTACTCTTCCACCAGTAACTGCTGCATCTTTTACTGTAAGTGCAAAAACTATACCAGAAACGACTGCAATTAATTTTGCTATTCCTGTGATATAAACTTCTGCTACGTCTGGAAGAAATGCTACTAATGAAGGATCAGAGTGAATTGCTATTGCTGTACAAACTGCTATAACTGTTGCTATTCCAGATGAGCTAGATCTCCAATTTGGGCCAAATATTTTAGATAGCATAGTTTTCATAAAAGATTACACATTATTATAATAGTATATAATATTAAAATCTAATATTAGTTATATAAATATATTGTTGCTGCTGTTCTAACGTTTGTTGCTCCATTATTACTGTTTAAAGAACATGCAACATTATCTCCAGCATTAATATTAATTGGAGGAGTAAAAGAGCCAGTAAATGTAAATTGATTTTGTCCGTAAGAGGCAGAAATTGCACTATTAATTATTCCAGTTTGATTTGGAACTGATGATGTATTAATAAATAATCCAGTAATTCCAACTATATTATTTCCCGGTCCTGAATTTAATAAACTTATTGAAGCTTTTCTAGCAGTACAAGTATCCATTATTGGTATTAATCTTTCTGTAACAGTAGAGCTATATCCTCCGCCAACATTACTAATATAATTTTGACCAACTGTTAAATTTGCATTGCTACTTAAAAAAGTTATCGTGCTTGTATTGTATGGAGTATCATTAAGTCTATATGTACCACTAACAACATTTATTCCAGAATTATCTATTCTTGCTATGGTTCTATTTTGTGTTGAGCCTCCAATATGAAATTCAATATATTTATTGGGTGTTTGAGTTCCAATATCTAAATTTCCACCGTTAATAAATAAGTAACCATCATATCCAGTACCGTTAGTAAATGCTGCATCGTTATATCCACTATTATTTATTCCAAGATTAATATAATTTGAAGAATCTGTTCCGTTATTAGCTGTTATAACTAAATCTGCTGTAGCATTCGTTCCTGAAGCTCTGTTTTGTATATTTAATTGGAGATAAGAATTTCCACTACCAACTATTGATAATGGATTATTTGGTAAACCAATAGGCGCTGCACCAGAAAGTGAAAATATTCCAGAACTAATAAAAGTTTTGACTCCACTTATGGTTTGGTTCCCAATATTATAAACCAGATTAGGAGCACTAATTGGATTTGTTAATGTAACTGCACCGCTTGTTATAGTTATATCTACTCCAGAAAGAGATAAAGTATCAATATTGTTTAAATCTAGAGCATTAAAAATACCAGTACCAGAAACTTGAAAATTGCCAGAAATGGCATTTGCAAAAGTTTTAATTCCACTAATAATTTGATTTCCAGTATTGTAAACTAAATTATCCGCATAAAGTTTTTGGAAAGCTCCGGTATTTCCAACTATTTGGCCGTTTAAAAAAATTGATCCACCCTGATTTACTTCTAGAACAGAAGCTTCGTTTCCAGCTATAATTCGTACATTTTCATCACTGAAACTTATATTCTGATTTGTATTACTTCCAGCAATTGTTAAAGCATTATTAGAAGCAATAAATGATCCAGCAATACTTCCTCGTCCAGATGGATATAAACTAATAGTTGAATCTGCACTTGGGTCGTCTATATTCTTGGCAGCAAAAGTTTTAATTCCACTAATTGTTTGATCGCCAACTTTTGTAACAAAATAGTCATTGAGAAGCCCTGTACTAGCTATTGATTGACCAACGAAACCGCTTAATTCATTTTGATCTAATTGTTTAACTCTAATTAAATTGTTAGGCATATTATTGTTCTAATTTTTTACTATGAAAAAGAATACTTGCAACATATGTATCTATATTATGTTCTGCTGCAATTTCATGAATATTATTGATGATGTCTTGATTTTTATCTTTTGGATTATCAATATATTCTTTTGCTACAGTTTCCCAAATTTCTGGGTTTTCATTAGCTATAATGATTTTAGTTATTTCATTTGCAACTTCTTTTTGTTGACGAGATAATTTTCTTAATAAATGCTTTTCTCTTAATGAAGATTCTACTTTATCTTGGAGTTTTGAGGCAAGAACGAAATTATTTTTAATTTTTTCAATATCAAAAAATGTCGCTTTAGATTGTTTGCCTTGTCCAATTGGATTAACGTTTTTAGTTGCTTGAGGAGTTCCTGTAGATCCAGATGGTCTACCTGCTTCACCCATTTTAGTGCCACCAATAAGTGGTTGATATAAACCTTGATCTTTTAATTCTCTAAATTTTTGTTGAGAAGAAATTGAATCTTGTGGTTCTGGCAATCTTCCAGTTCCTATCGCTTGAATTCCTTCTTCTGGAGTTAACACCCCAAGTTCAACAAGTCTTGTGTATACTCTTGAATATTGAATATCATCTTTAAGATCAATATCGTCAAATTCTGGTGTTGGGTAATTTTTGAATCCAATATCTTTACTAATTCTTCTTATTTCTGGAATTAAAAATTCATTTAAAAATGTTTGGCGAGCCTGCTTTAATCTTTCTATAAATACTTGCACTTTAATACTAGTATTAGCAAACTTTTCACTTCCAATAAGAATATTATTTAATCCAATTTGAATATCTTTATCTACAACTTCATATTTTTCTGGACCAATTAGATTACCAATATCTGGAATAACAAATTGTGCTTTTGTTGTATAATCTGCGATAAGAACTCTACCAACGCTTTGATTCTGAAATAGATTTTGCATCGCTTCAAGATTTTTTTGATTAATACCACCATTATCAGGAGTATCTCCCATAGTAATCAAAAGAACTGCTTGTTGCATAGTTCTTGTAATTGCCATATCCATTTTTTTCATTTCTGCTTTCCAATTGATATCTTCTAATACTGGAAAACCCATTGGAACTGCAAATGGCTCGTAATCTTGTTTTTTATAAAAAACTGCGCAAAGTCTATTTCTATCTAATGGTAGAGTTAATACTCCAACTGTTCTTTGTTTAATTAATTTTTGTGTTTCTGGAGGAAGACTTTCCAAAACTTCCTTGTCTTCATCTGTTTTAGGCTCTTTTAATCTTTCTAATTCATAATCACTTAATATTTTATAATATCTTCCTAAAGAAAAATTAATAGTTCCAGCTATTTGAATGTCTGATGGATTTAACATTATATATCTAGCTGGTAGATTCACTGATGCTGCTTTTGATGTATTCAAACCAAATGTTTGAGTAATTTTATCTAAATCATCATCTCTAACTTTTGTATCAAATCTATAAATAAAAACGTTTCCACTACGATAATATTCTCTAAAAAATTTATCTTGAAAATCAAACAAATTAATTTTCTTAAATAATGCTGAAAAGAAATCTCTGCTCTTTTGACTTCCGCCTTTAAAGTAAATATTGCTACAAGAAAACTCTGTCATTAAATCGATAGTATTTCTAAAAATAGCAAAATTATAATAACATTTTTGACAAAGAATAACCGCGTCGCGGATATTCATATTAGAATTAGCTTTTACGCCAGTAGAATATCTGAAAGGAATAAGTCCATCATCAATATTTTTATATCTATCAGTTCTTGCAATAGTCGATGCAGCATTTCTTCTGACAGAAGTATAGCTTGAATCACCTGAATTTGATCCAGAAGCCTTAACTTCGTAGGATGCTTCAGATACCATTATAGGTTGGATATCTGCACTTTTGGTATCTTTTGATTCTTTTTTAGATTTTTTAGCCATTTTACTTCAAATATTACACATTATCCAAGCATTATTGGCGAAAAAGTTACGGATTCTTGTTCTTTAGGACTATTCATTATATCATTATAACATTTTATAGCCCAATTCGCTAACATAAATGCGGAATAATTGTCTTTTCTAGCTTTATTTGCCGAAGCACTTCTTTTTAAATGTTGAGGTAAATCAAAGCTTTGCGTTCCCCTGCTTGTAGAAGAATGTTCGATTAGTACGCATTGTTTTTTAGTTTGATATATAAAATCATCTTGATTTTCTATAAAATCTAATATACCCCAATCTTTTTTATCTTCAGTTTTCATTAATTCGATTGGAATATTTAGTCCAATTGTTTCATTAAATGCTTTTTCATCAGATGCAGTTCTACTTGCGAACCATACTTTTTTATAATCTATACAAGCTTGTAAATGTTCGTTAGCCTTACGAATAAAATTTGTAGTAAATACTTGATTAAAAGATATTTTTTTATTTTCTAAATTATATTGATTTCTTGCTACTCTTAATTGATTTTCATAATCTTGACCTTCTAGTTCTGAATTAAAATCAAAAACTTTAATTTCCAGATCTTTCGATTTAAATAAAGAAGATTGATTGCATGCAGCTAAAAAAGTATCTGCTCCTGCATTATCAAGAATCATAAATACAATATTAAAATTAGTTAAGATATAATAAAAATAATTAACATGATTTTTTAAATTGCCAAGTCCTGCGTAAGTATGCACCAAAACTCCTTGTTTTTTTTCTTCATCATATTCCATAACGGCCATAGCGAAATAATCTGCATTTGGACTATCACTCATATTCGGATCTATACCTAAAATATATTTTTTATTTCGATCTCCTTTCATAAGTGTGTGAGGAGATTCTCCGGTTTTTAGGGTACATTCTTCCATTTTTTTTGCATTAAAATAGCTATCACTTCCGTCTGTAAACTGCGCGCAATATTCTCTTAAAAATCCACTATGACTTGATCCGCCAGCCTGAGCTTCCTCAATAATTGTTTTATCAATCATTTCTTCTGGTAGCGCTTCATAACTCATTTGACTTACAAAATAAGTAGCTTCACCTTTTTCTGGACTATTTATTTTTTCGCACCATTCTGTATAAGTCTTGTAAAGATTTTCAAATGTATAGCTTGCAGAAGAAAGTGCTATCATTTTACTGGTATTTTCAAATACCATTCTATCTTCTTCTTTCATTAAATTTTCTTCGATTAGTTTATCTTCAAATTCTCGTATTTCCATTCTTTCTTTAATATTTTGTGGCGCAACTAAAAATGGCATTAATACATTTTTAATAATTTCTTCTGGAAGTAAAAGAAACTCGTCAAGCACTAAAATATTTGCACGAAATCCTCGGATTTTTTCTCCATTCAAAGGGATAGCAACAATACTGCCACCATTTATCTGCCATTCAAATTGATCATTTCTTTTAGTCTTTGCTCCAAAGCATTGACCTAATAATTCTGCTCCGGGACTTTGAACTATTTTTTCTAAATTATTAAAAATAAATCTTGCTGTTCTAAATGTTGGCCCAGCTATAAGAATTTTTGTGTTTGGTTCAAAAATGCATTGAAGAAAACAGAATACAGCTGCCATAAATGATTTACCGCATCCGCGACCAAATACGCACATATTAAAATTTCTATTCATCATGGCTTTTAAATGTATTTCTTGATATGGAGCTAATTTAACTCCACTTATGAGTTCTGTAGAAAATCCGAGATTTGCTCTTAAAAATTTAGCTAGTGATATTTTCGCTTCTTTATCGTTAAGAAAGCCCTTAAGCTGAGATAATTCAGCATTTATATCCTTGACTTCTCTTAAATATTTGTCTGGACAATATATCATAAGACTTTCATATCATATGCTAATTGTAAATCTATTTTTTTATAAAAACATTTACTTGCAAATATTGTTTCTATTAATCTTGTCATTTCTTTTCTTCCGTCTACAAAAAGAAATTGAAGGTTATCGTATTCTTGCAAAAGCTCTCTAACGTTGTGGAAAATATACTCTGGCGTAGCTTTAATTTTTTTACTTATATGAGGAAGATATTGAAAACTTAAAGCGTTTTGCAAAATTTCTTCAACCATTACTATTACATATGAATTATTTTTTTTTGCTTTTTCTATTTCATTTTTGAAACGATCATAATTTTTTACGCTTAAAGTGCTTATAAAATCGCTTAAACTTTTTCTTTCAATAAAACAATTACAATTGTCATTTGAACAAGTATAGTCGCCAAATGATAAAGTTTTAATTTCAAATGGTATATTAAATTTTAACCAACTTTGTTCTCGAGTATCTACATATATTATATCTTTGTGAGTTAATTTATTTTTAAAAAAATCGCCAATTAAATTTGGATGAATAAACTTATTTTCTAAACCTATAGAAGAACACAAATCATAATAATCTTTAAATATCTTATTATAAAATATAATAGAGGGAGCCATTATAGTTCTTAATTCTATTTGAGTCGGAGAATATGTGATATTTTTATTTTGTTTTCTTTTAATTATTATATTTTTGCAATATTCTTGAGCTTTGTCTAATGGTTGTTGTTTTAACCATTTTTTCATGTTATTTTTATCATTGAAATCATTATTTAAATATTGCTCTTTAGTTTTAAAATTAATTAATTCATTAGTTAATAAATCTCTGCGTTCAAAATATTTTTGATAATATTTTACTTTATTTAACCCATAACCCTTTAAAGCAAGATGAAGACTTTTTTCATCTTTAAACTCTTTCCCGTCTATTTTACATATTACGCTCATCCATTTAATATTTCGTCTTTTGAAATACCTAAAATCTTAGATTTAATCTCGTCCATTGTAGAAAGTCTGTCGATTTCTTTTTCAACTACTTGTTTACGCATCTCTGCCATTTTAATAAGTTTATTTCTGCTATCTTCTTCTTTCCACATTTGAACAAGATTAATAATTGAAGCTGTTTCTTTTACTTGTTTGCTTAATTTATCGCTTCGTTTTACTTTAAGGTCATTATTTAATTTTTGTTGTCGATTAACGCAATCATTATATTCTTTTCTTGCAGTATTACTTGCTTCAACAAGAGCCATCGGGATTTTTCCATCTTCTTGAATAGCTAAGTCTATTTGATTTTGAAGAACATTAATTGTTTGTTGAATACTAGACGAAATAACTACTTCCGTGCAAAGAACAATATATTGATCTACTTCTTCTTGAGTTAAGTCGCTCTTATCGTAAGTATATCTTACAAAACTACTTTCAAACAATTCTCTATCGCTTTCATTATCATAAATATTAATTTGATGGATGAATCTATGAGTATTCATGTAACCAATAACTGAATTAATATCTTTTTTATGTTTATGCGTCAATTTATTTTTATCAATTCCATCTAAAATATATTTATTAATTTTAACTATCATTCTTTCTTCACTGCGAGGAGGTTTGTATCCTTCTGTTATTGTATTTTCGTTCTCTGTATTATTAAATTTTATATTACTTGGAATATTTTTCATATATTCTAGCACGCTTCTTGTTTCTTGCGATAAATTAGTTAATGATTCGTTTTTAAATAATATTTTTGCCATTTCAAGTCCTGTCATTGTATGGCAATTATTGCTAATATATTCTTTTTGTTCTATTGATAATTCAATAAGACCTTTAGCTTGGTATTCATGGCTTTTTTTGGGTTTGATTTGTCTAGTGGCTAAGAAATTTTTAACAGCTTTACCCTCTTTACTTCTACCGTCCAAATCATCTCTTCCAAAAGCTAATTGAACTAATTCTACTAATGATGGCGGATTTTCTAAACGATTATTCCATTCATTTAGTAATTTAAGTTGTTGCTCTTCGGTTAAAATGATAACGTCTTCGTTCATGAAATATCAATATCTCCGTTATATAAGTGTTTTTTAACTTTAAAAATAATTATTTTCTTTATATTTTTTATTTGTTTATATCCAGCTATTCGATTTTTTTCACTAGTTCTGTATCCCATTAATTTTGCTGTTTGCTCTTCATCTTTACCTTCAACATACAAGTGATTATATACTTTCCATTCAATTGGTTTTAAAATTTTTTGCATTTTACAGTGAATATTTTTTGCTGCCTCATCTAAATTAATATTATTCATCGGCATATCATTTATCTCTTGAGAATGATTTTCTATGCTTACTGTTAATTTTGTATCATGTGCGTTTTTTTTAGTTTTTTCCCAATTTGCAAATAAAGGGCAAGAACTACATTGATTTTTATAAATTGCACATCCATCTTCTCCATCTGCTGCAGCACATTTTAAACATGGTCTTGTAAAATTACTATAATTATTTCTTATTAAATTTTTTATTTGATTACTAATAATTCTATTAACCCATGGAGCTAGTGGTTTTTTAGAATCATAAAGATGCCATTTTTTATAAATATGAATTCTTAATATTTGAGAAACATCATTAAAATCCATCCAATTAATGGCTGTTAAATTCCATTTATTCTTTCTTTTAATAATTTCAGAATTTATTTCAATGATACAATTTTCAAACGTAGGCTTTTTATTAGCCATTTTTTTGCACCCTATTTTTTGGTCTAATTGAACCAGCTTCTCGTGCAAAATCTTCAAGAAATTTTTTTCTTTCGGCTTTTGTTATTTTTTTACCTTTTTGTTTCGGGCCTTTTGTTCTTGATGAAGGATCCGAAGTGCCTAAAATATTACCTATCTTTTCGCTTTTTGATTGGTCATGAATTATTTCACAATCAATTTTAGAAATTTCTGGAACATAATCAATATCAGATCCCTCATCATCATCTTCTAAATCTAGATGTTCCTTTTGAACTGGACGAATTTTAGAAATAGTTTGTTTTTGTAATTGGACTTTATTAACTACGAGTTTTTCAAAAGCATTGCCACAATGACTACAAAATTTTGGCTTATTTATTGAATAACTTGTAGGACCACCACATTCTGCACAATATATTTTAAGCATAATACTGATTATACTTTAAATTAATTAAAATTTCAACTATTTAAGTTCTTCAAATTTTTCAATAATATAAGCTAAAATGTCATTTCTCATGATATCTTCTCTACCAAATTTAAATGTATGTATACCTTTATCTGAGCTTTTCTTATCATCAAAAAGGTTGTATATTTTTTCAAATCCACTATTTTTAATATCAGATTGACGAATATCTCCTATTAAAATCAATTTACTGAACCTACCCATTCGAGTGGTAATAAGCAATAAATCATGGACACTTAAATTTTGAGCCTCGTCACATATAATATAACTAGCATTAATACTAAGTCCTCTTAAAAAACCTACTGGTAATCCTTTAACTCGTTCTTGCTTTAAAAGCATATCTACTTGATTCTTTGGAAGTAATTCGTAAAGTTTATCCATTAAAGGCTGAAGATATGGATCTAATTTGCTATGAAGATCGCCTTTAAGAAAACCTAAATTATGAGAGGAACTTTCCACAGGGTTGCGAACATAGAATATTTCACCTATTTTTTTACTATTTATAGCATTTAAAGCTGCATATACGCTAAGAAGACTCTTGGCTGTTCCTGCTGGGCCTTTACAAAATACCATTTTAGTATTTTTATCTTGCAATAATTGAATGAATTTCTTTTGATTATCTGTCCATTGTAATTCGCGAATAGCAAGGAAACCTTCAATTTTATCTCTTTGAGGAACAGGAACTGACTTATCTTCTTTTTGTTTATGCTTTTTAGACATTATACTTACATGTATATTTACACTACATTTTATATTTAGTGTAAATAAATTAACTGTGGCATATCTCAACGCAAACATACCTCCAATTGAATGTTACGTCCGTGCTAACTATTTAAGAAATCAAGAAGATAGTTTTGATAAAAAATATAAATGTTTAATTTTTGGTGTTACAAGTTTACCTAGTCAAGTTCCACTTTTTAATTTTCTAATGGAAGATGGTGGAATTTGGTGGCATGCGCCTATTAGCGCTTTTTGTTCGAAAGAAGATGCGCCAGATATGGAATTAACTGAACTAGAACTTTGGGATAGTTTTAGTTATCATATAGCTGTAACAACTTTTTATCTATTAGAAAATAAAGTAGTCAAATATACTGGACGAAGTGGAAAAGAATATATGGGACGTTATTTATTTACTCTCGACTGGGCGCATAGTGATTATAATGAATTGAATTTTGGATTTAGTCAAAGACCAGATCAACATAAAGCTGGTCATGTTATAAAACTCGACAATGGCAATTTCGCAATACAACCTAATAATAGAATTAAAGTATTCGATCCAAGCTTCGCAACAAAACCAAATGAATTATTGTTGCAAAGAAAAATAAACTCTCATATTTATACATCTGAAAATAGCCCCAAATGGGTTACAGAAGATAGTGATAATTATGATTATAAAATACAGGAGACCAAATGAACCATAAAATTAATATAACCAATACTAACATTCTTGAGGGAGAAAAAGCTAATCCTCAAAATTGTGCAATAGCAAGAGCTATTAAAAGTAAAATGAAAAAGAAAATCAGTAGCGTGTCTGTACTACCAAGTCATGTTACTTTAAAAATAGATAATAAAATGTTTGTTGCTAAAATGCCAAAAGCTGGCGCAGATTTTATCAAAAGATTTGATAGAGGCATAGCAGTAAATTCATTTAAATTAAATTTAAAATTTAGAAAAGGTTTTCAACTGGCCGCTTAAAAACATTCCTCCGCTAGAGCGTATAGTAGCTCGTAATTCCTCATCAGGAGGAAAGTCTAGAGATTTAACATACAATCTAATGCCTTTTGCTTTAAGTATATTTTTTATTTTTTCCATACCATCTTTTGTTCTATTATCCTGAAGATCACAAAACCAATAAATCGCATCTACACCTTTATTAGCTAAGTCTTCTATTGCGTAAGTTGTTGGGCTTGATTGCCTAATGCCACATCCATTTACTTCTTGAAATTTTGCATCTTTAAAATTGGCTTCTATTTCTGATTTTAATTCAGGTATGTAAATTGCCATGCTAGGTGAAATATCTAAAATAACACCTAATTTTTTAGCTATAATTTTTTGTCCAAATAGAGTTTTACCATCTCCATTTCCATTTCCATTACCGCCGAAACCGTTGCCATTACCAAATCCATATCCATTGCCTTTACCTGCTGAATTACCTTTTACAAATCTATTAAAATTTACTTTTGCTAAATGAGTTTTATTACTAAATTTAATTGGTGATGGAGCATTTATGTTTGCATTTATTATAATAGTATCTGATATTTCTGGTATTGGTATATTTTGAGCATAATCATCTGTTTTATTTTCATTACCACCTTGTTCAGAGCTATCGCCTTCCTCTTCTAACGGAGGAGCCATATTTGCTACTTCTACTTCTTGAATTTCTTCTTCACTCGGAACTAATTGTACTTGCCAATTCATTTCTATTGGTTTTTCTTTTACTTTAATCATGCTGAGTATAAAAAGTGCAACAATATGTACTATTACTGAAATGATTATAATACCATTAAGTTGATATATTCTTTTAAATATATTTAATTTTTTGATATATTGGACGACAGATAATATTTGTTTATATGTTTTAGTAAAATTTAACTTTGGAGGGGCTGGGCAAAAAATATTAGGCTTGGGCGCATTTAATTTATAAGAATTATTAACAGAACCTGTATCTGTTGCTAAAGTTTCTTTTATAAAACTAAAAGCATAAACAAATAATAGTAATAAAATAGTACATACCATATTATTGTACCATGTATTTTGCGTATTTTATTCTTGCGTTAGGATATATTAACCTAGCAGCTTTAAATGCGTCATTTTTTAAATCTGATGTGGTATTTAATATAAAAGAGCCTTGATTGATATCATATACAAAATATTTACCTTGCCAATTAAATATTGAAACTGCATGACCAACAGTAACATATCTATTATTACAAGACTTTATATCAAATTTAAATATAAGCACATTATTCCATATATCTCTATCATTAAATTTTCTATTTACATCTTCGTATACTTTAACGCTATTAATTAAACATGAATTAGGAGCATAAGCTAAAGACTGGCTATATGCATTTATATTTAATATTAGTAATATTAAGAATATGCTAAATTTGAACATATTTTAAGTATAATCAAATCTATACATTAAGTCAATATAAATTATATATAAACTACTTGAATACTATTAAATTCTTCTGTTGTTAGGGTCAATATGCTTCCATTTTGTGGCTCAAAGAATATGGGTCTTACTAGTGGGGAATTATCCTCTTTTAAGCCATGATCACAAAATATAATATTTATTGCATGATAAATGGTCTTTGCTTTTTGTGGTCTATAAGCATGATAGAAAATAGTTCCAACTCCTATACCGTTTGCTTCACTTTGATCCAGCTTCTCTTTATGATAAACATTACAAAAAAATTTAAAACTATCTGCAAAATTATCACAATCCCATTTAGGAGTTCTTTGGTCTAGATTTAATGATTTTAACCATTCTATGTATTTAGGGGATATATCATTTACTAAACAACTAACGGTTGGACAAAAATAATCACGATCTCCAAGAATTAAATGAACAGGATACGTGTCATTCTTAGCAAACAAAGACCTTATGCTTTTTGTTGATATAATCATTTTATTTACCTCTTTTAATATAAATGTATTACACATAGCGGCCAAATAACAAAGAGATATATAATAAAGGGTTTTATAGAAAAATAGCCCCGTGGATTTTTTTACCTTGAAGTATATAGCATTATAGTGAATTTTAATAGATTTTAAAAAAGGGGGGGTATATATAGGTATATAACTAATAGTTTATTTTATTCGGGGAGAATGATGTTAGTACCCCCACGGCTTTTTTAGAAAAAGAGATTGTATGATTTTTTCAAAAATGGGGGTACTTTTTTATAACTTTTGTCGTAAGTTGTTGACTATCAATGAAATTTAAATGTTGCATAATTCCTATTCTGTGATAGATTACCTATATGAAGAAATTAAGCAAATATGAACAACTCATCGCAAACCTCAACAAAGCTAGCCAAGACCTAAAGGATGCGTCCTCTAAGGCCATCGCTACCCTTGACGCTCACGCTCAAAAGGTGGAAGCTATCCATCAAGAAGCGATGCAAAAATAATTGTTGACGAAACCAATCCAGAAAGGCAATATAGAACCTATGAAACAAAACCTCAAAATCAGTTACCAAACATTCGGCGAAAACAATGCTTACCTTCTCGAAGGAAGCATCAAACAAATCAATCACTTCTTCAATAGTATCTATAATTGGGAAGGAACTAACGGCAAGTTGCACGATATGGGCAACGGCAAGGCGTTTTACTTCTACGCTCATCCAGATGATGTGAAGAAGGCACTTGTTAAGGTTGCTCTTCACGCTTTCGTGAACAAAATCAACGCCAAGGGTCGTAAAGGTGGACTACTTGACCTTGCGACAGACAAGGCACAGAGCATCATTGACGATATGGTGCAGACCTGTTTCCTATGGGGTGCGAGTAGCTCCGAGGGGTATAGCCTTGGGACTATCAGTGCAGAGAAGCCAAGTGATTACTGCGGTGCAGTTAGCAACGGAAGGGACTAATACTATGACAGCAGAACTATTCATCGTAGCATTAACAATACTTGGCGAAGCTAGGGGCGAGACATTCGAAGGAATGGCTGGCGTTGCTAGCGTTATCCAAACACGGATGGTAGAGCGTAACCAATCAGCTAAACAAGTATGCTTATCACCTAAACAATTCAGTTTCTGGAATGGTGGAGTAAGTGAAGCAACAAAGAATAAGCTACTAGCAACAGCACAAGGCAAGAACGCTCTATACCTTGCTGACCTAGTCATCCATAAACAGATGCCAGACATTGTAAAGGGTGCAAACCATTACCACGCTATCAGCGTCTCGCCTAAGTGGGCAAAGGGTGCTACTCTAGTAGCTACTATACGCAACCACAAGTTCTATAGGTTATAACCATGAACGAGAACATACTACGCAGAGTGTTTGTTGCAGGGATAGTAATCTATGGCCTAGCCCTCATAGCTGTAATGGGCAAGCGTACCAACCTATCTACATGGAACGATGTAGCTAGCACTAGGATGGCGCTGGCTAGATATGCAGACATGCCTCCTGTGATCGAACTAAGGAAAGAGGGGCAATTTAGCGTGACCTATAAGGATAACTGATACCATGTAAGTAGCTCAGTATCAACGACTTACATAAGGCGCCCCCCGATCTTGCGTAAGTGCTTAAGCATCAACGACTTAAGTCATTAGAAAAAAACAAATCATCATAAGAAAATCTACTACCTAAAAAAATGTAAAAAAATCCCTTGCAAAAATTCTAAAGTGTGATAGATTATAGGTATGAAAAGAAAAACAAAACTAGAAATCCTCCTAGGAAATATCGACAAGGCTTCTGCTGACCTTAAAAAATCAATCGAAGAATCTCAAAAGAGACTAGACGAAAGCTTTGCAAAATATCAACACAAAGTTGAGGTCGCTCATCATAACTCGATGACAATCAACGAAAAACAAATTGAAGAAATAATTTGACTTTTGAAGGAATTGTGGTAAACTATATACATAAGATAAAAGATAACAAATAACAAAGAAAGAAAAAAATAAAATGACACATAGAATGATAAATTGGAATTTTCACCGCAGACAAATGCGTGAAAATATGCGTAAAAATATGGATACTACTGAATCCATCATAACTAACTCTAACAATACACCAACTTACTTTGGTGAAATATACCTTTACGAAGGAACTCTAGTAAAAGTTTCTTACAAAACTTCTGCAAATACTGCGGTTGTAACCTTCCTTGAAGGTATAGACAAAGATAAGGTTGGAACTATCAACCTTAACAATGCTAAACTAGTAAAGGAAAATAAATAAAATGAATAACGATAATAAAAAACAATTAACTTCCCAAGAATGGGAAATTCAACGCAAAGAAAAAAATCAAGCTCTTTGGGCTAATCGTAAAAAGCGATGGTCTGAATGGAAAAAGAATAATCCTGAAAAGGCTAAAGCTCACGCCTTACTAAAGGCAAAACTTAATGGAAAAAGTCCTAAGTCGTTCTAAATCAAAGAAATTTAATAGCTTGACAAAATAAGAAAGTGTGATAAATTAAAGGTATGACATACGAAAAAAGAAAACAAAAAGAAATAGCAACTCAACAAGCCAACAGAGCTGAAAAAGCTAGGCTCACAGCAGAAAAGGCTGAACTTTTCAAAAGTCTCAACATTCAAATTGGTGACTTCATCGAAGTAACAACCTCTAAAGGTAGTGAAGTTTTGTTCGTGGAAGATTCTGCGAATACTTACGACACTTTGCCTTTCCTCAAAAACATTCTTTTCCTCTCATTCAAGGGAAACAATGGTGCTGGCATCGTTGGGATGACTTCTCTCCTCGATGTTGTGGAAGTTAAAAAAGTAAAAGGAAGCATCGCACTTCTACAAGAAGTTGAAGAAGCGATGAAAGTTTCAAACCGAATCTTTCAAAGCTATAACGAAGCTGGAAGTTACAAAGGAGACTAATGAAAAAAATACTTTTCAAACTAAATAAAAAAACTTATAGACTCGCTATAAAAAATGGTGAGCAGAAAAACTTTTTGCGTGAAAGATTTTTTTACTACATCTCTGCGAGTTGTTTGCATTTTCGAGACTTGTTGTAAGATACTGAGTATCAACGACTTACGACGCGCCACCCATGCCCGCGCGCAAGTGCTTGACAGTCAACGACTTACAAAAGTGATCTTAAAACAAAAACTGAATGAAGCAAAAAGATCGGGGCTATTTCCTATTAGGCTATTTCCTATTTGCTATTAGCAGTTCTTCTATTCTCTTTTTTCTAAAATAAATCTTGCGCTAAAAATAATCTGTGATACATTTAATCTATGACAAATCAAATTACATCCCTAGCGACGGAAACCTGCGAAGAGGCTTATGTGGACGCTAATGCGTTCTTTGACTACATCAATTCCAATGATGTAGTTAACTCGATGCTTGATGCGTTGTCTGGAGTCTATGACTCCAGCGAAACTACTGTGGAGGTTGTTTAATATGGACTACAAAGCGTCTCTCAAGGAATGGATGAGTCAGCACATGCTGTCTCCGCTGGATGTGCGTGACATCCTTAATCAGATGCGCGAAGATGACCGCGCTATCAAATCCGAAACCTCAGACGAGCCAGACGATTCTATGGATGGCGACTTCGACTCTGCTATGGCTTCTGCTGGCCACGGCACTGATGAGGATTACAATGGTGGGTGCTTCCAGATGGAAGACTTCGGTTGGGCTGGTGACGAAAACTTTTGTGGAGAATAATTATGTTTAATCTAGAAATTTTTGATCCAGAAGAAATCAGACTGCATCGCCTAGAACTTGCAGAGCAAGAAATGGAGCGATCTTTACAAGAGGGGCTCGAGTTTGATGATGTTGAATAGCTAAGTTGTTGGTTATCAACGACTTACGGCGGGACAGGGGTGGGCTTGCGTAAATCCTTGATTATCAAAGACTTACGAAAGCTGATAAAAATTACATACTAGCTCGCCAACCTTCAAACACTTCATCAATCTCTTTCTGCTTTTGCACAAAACTTTTATCGGTATCGAGAGGAGGATTTTCGTTATCGCTCCAAGGATAAAAAGATTCTAAGTTTTCTTTTAATAGTTTTTCTATGTTCATTTTGTTTTTCCTGTGATTAAAAAGAAGCACACGATTGCAAAGATTAAAATTATAAGCATAGAGGACATCTTAATGCTTTTTATAATCTATTGCAAACTCATTTTTGTCCCAACACTTGCGACAATCTCCGCACTTGTTACCTTGTTTGGAAGATGGGCAGTTAAAGTTTCCCAACTTGCTTGCACCGCTAACGCACAAACCTAAACGCTGTGCAATTCCCACGGGTGCGGGGCCATCCATCATAAGAGCAGACAAACGGATGGTAAGATTGCTAGGCACTTCTCCACCTTTTTCGATATAGGTTGAAACGAAAGCATACTCTCTAGTTGGAAGCCAAAAAGAAATATGCGGAAGATTCTTTGCAATCTTCACAATCTTTTCCAAATGCCACACACCTTGAATGTCTCCTGAATCGTGCCAGCGGAAATGCGGATTCTTAACCTTGCCGATTAAGTATGTCATAGCATCCACCCACAAATCATTAGTAAGAGAAGCGAAACGCTTTTCCATAGCTTTAACAACATTAGGGAAAATATATCGCCCTTTAAGAGCGTAGCAGAAAGCACAAATGCTTCCTGCGACATTCCTCATCTTTGCACCAATTTGACAACGCTTGGCGGGCGTTGAGTATGCAAATCCGGGCATCTTCGAGGGTTTTGAGAGTGTGCCAACAATCTCTTCGGCTTGTTTTTTGTTTTTGAACATAAAAAAAGGTTACCACTTTTTTGTTTTCGTGCAAGTTTTTTTTACAATTAAATCTCATTGAATATCAATGACTTACAAAAGAGCAGGGGTTGCCTTGCGTAAATGCTTAATAATCAAGCACTTACAGACTCTTCAATAAATTCTTCGCTTTCTTTTTTACCAACAAAAGCGTCAAATCTTTTTTGGGCTTTGCTCGAAGCCGAAATAATAAAATTGACATCTTTTTTCAAAACTTCTAACCAGCTCGAAAGATAGCTCGCAGAATTGTTAAAACATTTTTCAGAATCAATTCCGCAGAAGTTAAGACAGAGATTCGCAAAAATCTCTGCGGTCAATTCTTCTTTGCTATAATTCTGAGAACCAAAACCATTTTTAACATTATCACCAGTGCTTTTATGCATAGCGTGGCCAATCTCGTGAAACGCTGTCGAGTAATACTCCTCAACGCTATGGAAGTTTTCTTTTGGAGGCAAATCAATCTTATGTTCTTCTGGATAGTAGCAGGCACGACTGCCACCATACTTAATCTGAATGATGCACTTGTTGATTAACTTTTCTGCTTCTTCTACTGGTGAAAAATCCAGCTTCTGTACTTCGGGCTGTTTCCACTTCATGCCCTCAATATCACTCAAACCAAAAACTTTATAGAATCTCATAAGAGGAAAGCCACCTGACTCATCATCTTTCTTTTTTAATAGTTTGTAATAAACTACCATGTGAGACTTTGCACCCTTTTTGATTCTTCCGCCAAGTTCCTTAATCTGATTGAATGTAAAAAAGAAATCATCAGAGGCAACCATGCGAAGTAAGAATTGATTGATGCCCCTATAACCCTTTTTGGAAACTCCGTTGCAGAGGTCAAAAACTTTCCAAGGCTTCTGCCAAGGGCACACACCTTTGTTGAGGGCTTCGATGAACTTTTCAGTGATAATTTCGTTTACTTTCATAGGTTAAATATATCAGCTTTTTGTTTTTTGTCTACATTTAAATTTCATTGACCATCAACGACTTACAGAAGAAGGGGCGGTTGCCGTTGTAAATACTTAACTATCAATGAGATAAAAATATTGATTTAAAACCAATATGGTGTAATATAAGTTATGAGGGTATCTGGTTTACTTGAATCTTCTGCGTTGTATAGAAAGTTTATGGAAGAACGCGAAGAAATATTAAAACTCAAATGGATTGAAAGTGAAAAAGCTGGTCAAGATATTGGTTTTGAAAAAGCTCTGTTGAGTTGGGTTTTCAATCACAGAGAAAAATGGCGTAATAAAAATTAGTTCTTCGACCCTTTACGCTCTAGATTCGTAAAGGAAATACCCTGCTCTTTTAATTTGCCTCAGACTCTGGGCGTTGGCAGGTTCATCCTCTTATGGAGTTAGTCAGACTCGCTCGAGAAGTATTGGCATTCCGTTATATATAACCAATATCTCTATTGGAAACTTTCCAGAACTGCAACCTTGCGGTCAATCTTCTCTGATATCGAAGAACTAAAACTATCTTAACATAACTTTGTTTAAGTGCAATAAAAAAGGCGAGGTTTTTACGCCTCGCCCTTTCTATAATGTCTTTCTGTTTTTAGACTGGCGAAAGACCACCAGCGATTCTATCATAGCGGAATTGCTTCACGCCAGAATCCATACGACCAGAAAAGCAGAAGCTAGTGAATAGCTTATTCCCTGCCTTGCTGATGGTATGAGAAGAAGGCTTGCCGATGATGTAAGTATAGACATCATTCTTGCCGTAGGGTTTGTATTCGATTAAATACCTTTGCCCAAAAAGGAAAAGGACGAAGTGTTTCAGATATGAGGTTAAGTATATAACTGCGTTTTTGATTTTGTTCATAGTTAAATATACCACGCTTATGTTTTTTTGCAACAATTAAATCTCGTTGACCATCAACGACTTACGCGCAGAAGGGGCGCGCCTTTTGTAAGTATCTTATAGTAAGTAACTTATAACTGTCAGATTAATCTTCTTGCTCTTTCCAATTTGGATGAGCTTTAACCCATTTCTTCCAAACGACTTCTAGACCTGCGAGATGCTTTTCTATTTCTGCTATGAGTTTAGGATCTTCATCCATTAAAACTTTTTTCTCTAAAATTTTACTTATCCTATTTTCATGCTTCATATATACTATTTTACAATTATTTGTTTTGTATTTCAAGTATTTATTGTATCCTATCAGATATTTGGAAAATATTATTTTAGATGTGTAATAACTATTTTGATTAATTCTGTTATCCCGCCCCACGATATTGATAACATCAAGCACAAAACAAAAAACTCAACGCCAAATTTATCAAAAATATTTCTCACATAAAAACTTTACATGTTATTTATTATTTAGAGAAAGTATTTCGCTTCTAGCAGGAATCGAACCTGCAACTTACAGATTAGAAATCTGTTACTCTATCCAGTTGAGTTATAGAAGCGACAAGTTTTCGCCTAGGTCAGACTCGAACTGACACTTGAACGATTTTAAGTCGTTTGCCTCTGCCATTGGGCTACTAGGCGGATTTTTTAGCTATCGTGGTCTAACTTTTCAGCAGAGACTTGACCAATAGAATAAAAGTCTTGAACTTGTGCAGTCTTAACGAAATGTTCCGAAGGAATATTATTAATTGTGTTCATCACACGATTCATAACAACTGCTTTCAGTCCACCTTTTGCTCCACGAAACTTTTTTCCAAGTTTATCGCTCAAACTACTCATAACATACTTAAACATCACACGCTCCAACTTCTCAAGAGTAATCCAAAAGTATGCGAAAGATTCACTCATCCATTGTAGCTCTCCGTTTGTTCCGCCCCAATTATAGACTCGATTGTGGAACTGCTCAATCTCATCTTTGTTACCTTTGATTCCGATAACCCAATGTGCTCCGAGGTTTTGTTTCATTAGTTTCATAGTTTATAGTTTATCCTGTTCTTGTTTTTTGTCAATACTTTTGTTGTTAAAATACCAATCTATGTCCTCTTGAGATGGCTCACAATACTTACTATAAGAATTGAGCATCCAATCCGCACAACCAGAAGTGGGCAAGGCTGGACTCGAACCAGCACTAGGAGCATTATGAGTGCTCTGTTTCACCTTTAAACTACTTGCCCCACTTTAGCAGGAAAGCTAGAAGGTTTTGGCACTTGAAAGAACTCGACTGAAAAAGCCTTGGCGATGTTCTCCAAGTCTTTAATCGAGCAAGTCTCTTTGGGTGTGCACATACGGATTGAGGTGTTAAGGATAACGGCTCGGTCTTGACCGAACACATTCATCACATAGAATGGAACTGATTGTTTGTTTGTCATAGGTTTAATATACAAGAATCAGAAAAATAGTCAATAAAAATAATTCGTTGAATGACAATGAGTTACATACTAGGGGCAGGATTCGAACCTGCATTTTGCCCAAATCTAGAGCGACCACATTATAAGTGTGGGGTCTTAACCAGTTAGACGACCCTAGCAATCAACACAGAGCCGTAGCTCAATGTCAGCCTCCGAAGTTATCCGCCGATTTTCTTGATGGTAACTTTCGTTCCATCAGGCCACGAGCGAATGACTTTACGCCAAAACTCCGCTTCGTGTTCAGCATCTTCAATCTTCGTGTGCATATCTTCACTCACACGAATTCCATCTCGCAAAACGATATACTTAAGATTCATTTTCTACCTCCAATGCTACTGCATTATCAAACATAGAGCCACCATCTACTGCATCACAAATCACGATGTCATTACTGCCATCGTCACCAGCATATACAGCTCGTAGTTTTTTTGTCTGACTATACTCTTTCTTTGTCCATTGACTCTCTGGAACGCCGAGGACTTGCAGAGCCTCAACTCTCTCTGGAGGGATTGCCTCACCACTTACAGCACATTTATATGTCATTGTGTTATGATACCACAAGTTCTGTTTTTGTCAAATCAATTTTGCGAGGACGGCCACGACCACGCTTCTCGCCATTAGGCATAGTTGCTGTGGCAACATAAGCTGATAGTTTTTCTTTTAGTTGAACGAATCGCTTGTCTGCATCTTCACGGCTGATACAAGTATAAGCCCAATCGCCCCATTGACTATCGCTAGGATACATTTCAGCAGGAGGCATCTTGACACCTGCAATCTCATATCCATTGTGACGCTTAATAGCAATCACTTCATAGTTAAAAGCTTCGCTGTCAGCTTCATCGAGTTTCTTTTTATAGATTGCAACATCACCATCACGCCCAACCATTGTGAACTTAAAGCCTCGACTGGTAAATGTTTCTTCAAGAATTTTCAATTTTTACTCCTTTAGGAAGCCACGCTTCTAAAGTCAGATTTTCTCCAATATATCCAACTTGGGTTTCAGTTTTAGTTTTAGGGTCAACTCCGTATAGTGCATAGCCACCCTCCTTTAGTTTTTTAGCTTTAGTGATTTCCATTAGATAATTCTACTATACTTTTGTTTTAATTCAAGACAAAAATATCACGATTAATAACACCAACCCACTTTGCTTTATATACTGGCTCTAGGGTGTCTGAATAAACAAAGCTATTAAATTTATAAGGATTATAGGTTACTTTTCTTTCATTTTGATCAATAGGCCAGCCATCATCTGGTGTGCCACAAACAAAAGCGTGAACATTCTTTCTCTTCTCACGCAACACACGATCTCGCCCTGCTTGACTCACTCTAAACTCTACATCACGCAAAAAGAATTCTGAACTATGCTCTAATACTTTTCCTCTAAGCATAATAGAAAGACAATGTTTATGTAAATTATAATATACTTTATGTTTTGCTTTCATCTTATAACTATAATATAAATTTGTTTTTTGTCAAGATATGTAAGTGTTTAACTATCATAGGTTTACAGCGCGAAGGGGGTGGGCGCGCGTAAGTACTTGATAGTCAACAACTTATGCATGTCAATAAAAAAGCAAAAAGAAGCGGAGGGTTTTGCCCTCCGCCTCTGTTAAAGTTTCGTTTTAGTTTAGGCTACGAGTTGCAAAAGCTCTTCGTCACGGGTTTTACCGCTGAAGATTTTAAGCAAGTCTTCGTTGATGCCTTGGCTATACTCATAACGCTCGTTTGAAACATTGCGAGTAAGATACTGCGTTGTTGCATTATAGAGGTTATAGAGATTGCGAGGCTTGTCATCCTCAAACTCAGGATTCAACCAGACCGCTTCGATGCCTTGACGCACCTTGCGACTGATAACCTTCTTTTCCTGAAGTTTAGACAGAAGAGAGATTCCCTTTTCATCAGAGAATGCTTTTTCTGCTAAACGATTGAAGATATGAGCCGATACGTCCATGTTATCTACAGCACGAGCTAGCGCATCAGCAACGAAGTCCAGATTAATCGCAAGCGTATGACGCTTGGTCATGTTGAACTCTTTTGAGAGCGATACCATGCCATTCTCGCAAACAAGACGCATAAAGCCAAGAGACAATGAAACACGGCAACTGCGGTCATAACTGTTGTTGACAGTAAGACGCAAGCCGAGAATATCACCCTTAGCTCTCTGACCAACAGGTTTCAATTCGGTTTTGAAATCTGGGAAATCATAACGCCCGTAAAAACGTGCGCCATCTTTTACCACAAACTTCTTACTCTCATACTTCTTGAGAAGAGGATGATTATTCAAGTTAGTTTCCACCATCTCAATAAGGTCTGCATTCTTCACTACTCCATACTGTTCGGTGCAGGTTCCGAGCAGAATAGGATTGTCAGGAGTATCACGGCGCATCATGCCGAGAGCTCCAACGTTATGTCCGTCTTTTGTGAACAGAGGCTCTTGATGCACATCGAAATTAACGATGTCAGAGCTTGGTTTGGTTTTTCTAGCCATATGTTAATCATACCATACTTTTATACTTTGACAAGAACTTTTTTCGTGTTATAAGATAGTGATGTTTAAATACTTGCTAATCCTGTGAAAGTTTTTTTACGATTGCTGTAAGTGCTTATCCATCAACGACTTGCGCGCGGGGGTCGGGGCCCCAACGTAAACCCCTAATAATCAATTACTTACTTAAATCAAACTAAATTTAAAATCACTCTTTCTATACTCTCTTACTTTCCTTTTAGCATATAAACTAGCATCTACTTCACATAATTTAGCTCTTGTACCCATGTTATATTTTCTTATCTTTTTAATACCATGAAAGAACTTATTCTTTTTATATTGATATAAGTGTCTTAATTCATGAGCAATTAATTCAATTAAACCTTCTTCCCAGCTATATGTTTCTACATTAAGATAACCTTTTCTTCCACCAGTATTATAAGGTCTAAGATACTTGCCATACTTGGGAACTCCAATATGTACCCTCATGCTACCCCAAGCCCTGCCATGCCAATTTAATTTAGTATTACCAAAATCTATTTTACGGATGTCTTTAAGGAATACCCCATCTGGCATACACCATTTAATAATTTCTTTTAGTTTATCTGAACAATAAGAGGTGCTATTGATTAACTTCATCTACCCATAATATGGTAAATTAAAATTATGTCAATATATAACTCATGTCTCAATTTCTTTGTTTCTTATACATGTCTTATAGTTCATGTTACAATTTACTCATTTTATATATATGTTATACCCCTGCCGTTTTTGGAATCCTTTTCCAGAATCATGGGTACTAAACTTTAATAACGGCTTTTCTTATTAAAGGTTATTTGTTATTTAATTTTTTCTTATTTAGCTATTAAGATATCCTTAAGTACTGAGGTTATTTACCGATCAGTATTTATTTAACTATAATTAGATTATTTAAGCTAATATGTCCCGATTGGGATATATGTCTAGTAATCGTCCTATATGACTATTACGAGGAATGTATCTACTATTTAATCAATCATCATTTATCATATCAGTTAATAATATCAAAGGAAATAATAAAAAAAATAAAACTATATTAACTAGACTCTTTAGTATCTTCACTATCTCTTATTACACTCCTAATAAGTAGCAATTCATCAAATGATATTACAGGTTTTTCCTCTAGTATTTCAATACAAAATAATTTATTCATTGTAGCTAAAGTATATATAAACAGCAAAAACAATACTTAATATAATAGCGAAAAATAAAGTAGCATTACTCATTAATCCACTCCAATAGGTTTTCTAGTTCATTAATTACGCTATTTAGTTCATGCACAACATCTTGGTTATTGTCGTGATCAATTTGCAGACCTTTATATTCCTCAATCCTATCACTGATTTCTTTGACAATTTGCGACCTAAGCTTCATCTTCGTCCTCCTCTTCTTCCTCAACATCAATAGCTTCGAAGTTATAATCAACCTCATCCCAATCGAGCATAAAGCCATTAGCATCAGTGCAATTCTCAGCCATCTCTGTTGCCTTATCAACCGCTTCCTCGTCTGATGTGGCCTCCACCTCGATGTCCACTTCTGCGATTTGGTTGCGTTGCATACGAATCGTGAATTTCTTTAGGGGTTTTTCGGTGTTGTTCATAGTTTTAATATACTCCTTTTATATTTATTGTCAATTATTATTCGCCTTCAACTAACATAATTAAACTATTAGCTTCTTCCATAGCTAGTTCAGTTTGATATTCATATTCTGCTTTCTTAATTTCTTTGTGATGATAAGAATAATATAAATCAGTTAATTCGCTTAATAGCTTAAAGGCTTCTACTTTAGCTTCTGTTTCTGTATAGTAAGGTTGAGCAGTTTCAGGATTAATCATTGGTGAGTTCATAGATTAACTATAATATAAATTAAATTATTGTCAAATTATATTTTAGCTAATTGACTTTGCCAGCTTTTATTAATCCATGCTAGTATTTGATCTGACCAGTAGCCACTTACTATTTGAAACAAATCTCTTTCGATTCGAATCCTATCAAAGCTATAATAGATATACTGATTAATTAAGTATGGTGCATCACAAGAACCTCTAGTAATATGATTAGTAGAAATAACATCTATCTTAATATTAGTTAGTGTTTTAGGAATACTTACCTTGATAGTTCCACCAAGTGCTGTCTCGCCTATTTTGAATGTTTTAGTCATAAATTAAATTATCCCTAAAGATTCTGCAACATCCCAAGCCTTGTCGTATGCTTCGGCA